GAGTGTATTCACAATCTAGGTCTTCCAGACCGAGAAGAAAGTGAATGTGAAAAATGACTGAGGCATGAAGCCTTCAGCAACCCTACTTCTATACCAACCTTTCCTTTTGGAGACCCAGACGTCAGTATTCTCACCTTGTAATGGAAGAGGCACGGAATTAAATCCAATGCTTCTCTCATGCCCATCAAAGGGCGCTTGTACAGGGAATTTAAGAGAATTCCAATATCTTATGTCGCCAAAGCCAACGGTGTTAGGAAACTCCCATGACGTGTAGGAAAACCTACATAAACCATGCTTGTTTACTAAAACTTTAGAAAGTAGTTTTCTTGGTATTATTCGAAGGAAACGAACATCACCAAGCAACTTTACTCCTGCGTCGTCAGGAAAGTAGTCGGGTACAAGATCAACCTTGAGCTTATACCGACTGTAGAAACCAAAAAGGAGATCAAAAATCGCTTGATAACAATAGGTCTCGGCACCGAAATACGTAATGTACTTCTTTATAATGCTGTTGACTATAATGTTAAGCCACGGCTTCAAATCGGCTTTTTTAGTTCCTGTGGGAGCCTTTATTTGAAAAGGTCTCATGTTATGGCCTTGATAGTAATCAAAACCACATGACTCTCTAAAATAGTCGTCCTTGTAATACGACTTCTCGTCGTTAACAAGCAAGCCACAAAAACTTGCAACCTCAATGAAGGAGTCACAATCTTCTGTAGCAACTATGCAATCGTCACCAAAAACAGAGAACGTCCTTTTAAAGCTATCATCGTAGATAGCGGAGTACTTTCTATGCTTCTGAGTAACACCGTATAGTAAACTATAAAAGAGCAATGTCTCTACAGGAAAAGTTGTTGCATTTCCCATAGTACTAAACAGGGGGACCTTCACAGGTTTCCCTTTGTAAGTAAGTTCCTTTGATCTTACCGAGTCTAGTACACAATACCACTTAGGAGGAAATAATCCTGACAAAACCTCAGTCAAGACACTATCACTAGCGGATTTAAAATCAATGGTCCCTTGGTTCCGTAGCAAACTAGCCACAAAAGCCAAGAACCCATGATTTTCTTGTGCGACACTTAAGTCAACATAAGGTAACAAACGGTCACGTAGAATCGTCTCGAGAGCCTTCTGGAAAAACATCCCCAGAGTAGGCTCAACAGCGATGACGCGATCGCCCCTGTCGTCCTTATGTACAGAAGTAATGCGTGCACCAGTAACAACTTCATACATAGGTTTGTCAGAATACTGATTAAGACTATGTATTGCATCGTGCAATCTAGGGTCAAACTCTAGATAAAGTTGAAACAAGTCAATAGCAGTTTGCGTACCAGTTATTGGGAAAGTAAACTTATCCTCAATATTAGTAAACCAATACTTGAGACCTAAAGTGGTCCCAGTACTGTGCTTTGCAGCCATAAATAGCTCTTCGAGAGTTATATCATGGAGAACGTAACTAAGGAAGGAACGGGCGTGGCAGAGAATTCTCTGTACGTCACATGTTGCATCCCTAATATTGTCTACAACAGCGAACTCATTAAAAGACAAACGGATAGCATTTTCAAAAAACTTGCTAAACGCCTCGTCACGTAATGAATCAGCCGGTAGATTCTCTGAAAGATACTTCTTTTTGAAGCCTTCCAGCTGCAATTTCGCATACTGCTTTTTGATATCAACTGTTCCAGCTTGCACTGCTAAGAAGGACCGGTTGAAATCGTCACGCATTTGGGCCTGGATCTGTTTCACAACAGAGTCAGGGTGAAAAAAGAGCCTGTCTTTCCTCGTTTTCATAACTACCTCAGAGTCAAATTAAGCTAACGCTTGAACCTTCCAAAAATTAAGGAAGTCTGCGTCGCAGAATAATTGAGCACCAACATCGACCATCTCTTGCAATTCTGTTTGAGTTGTTTCGACGTCGGATCGCATTGTGATGATAACTTCGTTAGTTGTTATCTTTCCGTTAGCCAAAAGTTTCGGCTTCGTGAATTTTGCTTCACAGCGATTCTGAGTATAACCATTTGGAGCTGTTGCCTCAGGTACGGCAGACGTAACTTTAAAAGACGCTTTGCGGCGTGTTCTGGAGTCAGTATCTGCAGTATTTTGGACAATAACTTTTGTCCCCGTATTGCTAAGGGGAGTGAAACTTAATGCAGTTCCACCGGTTACAGTTATGGAAGTAGGAGCGACATGTACGCTTGCATTTGCAATCGACATAATAATTACCTTTAAATAAATATGCTAAAAGAACTTCTAGCGGAAAGCATGCGTAAATTTTGAAAGTACGTATGCAGTTGCGTCTAAATCGGACGTCCAATCGAGATCAAAGTGAAATCGAGGGGAAGCGTCCAAAATAGTGGGTACCCAGATGGTTCTATCTATGGTTTTTGTATCCGTCACTGACGGAGACCATACACCTGAGACAGACCAAGGAGAGCCTGATTTGCCGAAATACGTGTCAGTTTTCTTAGAGACACGCGTAACGGTGCACCAGCCCTCACCAAGAACCAAGGTGTTATCGAAAATATTCGATACCGCCTTAATACCATCACTGATATTAATAAACTTATCTACGAACCAACTAGCAGGCGCAACCTGCCAACCAATTAGAGGTAGATCTTTCAAACGTGTTCCAAGATGATCAGCCCAACCATTTAACGGGTTGAGATTCTCATAGTGAAAACCGGCAGCAACGCTAATCTGTTCAGTCTCCTCGTAAAGAAAAGAATGGACAGTACCGCCACTGCTTGTGAAAGTGAAGGCCTTTGCAATCTCTTTTGATTTCGCATCGAACTTCGCTGTAGCACGTTTTCTGACAGGCTTGGCACTATTTCGCTGGGCATATGCATCGATACCATTTAATAAGGTACGGTATACATTACCATAGGCGAAGCGGTACGTCAACCACATGTCAGAAACGTATCTCACGTTTCCTAAGGGACGATTTCGCTTGATATCTTTATAGAAATCTTTATTGATATCAACCAAGGGTTTAGAAAACCCTCTAAGAAGCTCGAGTGTTTTACGAACTTCTGCGACATCTTCTCCAAAGTTGAAAGTCGTTTTATCCATCTTTGATAACGCGCGAAGTTTTGCGTCGTACGTCAAATCATCGACAGATGGTCCTACATTATTCGTTAAGAACACAGGGGCATTCCATGTCCCAGCTCCTAACGATGATACAGCCCACCAAGGAACGTTTCCAGTTACGGAATAGCTCTCTTGATTAAGTGACTGGACGGACCACCCCGATGAAGGAGTGAACGTCTGTGTCAGCTTACTGCAAGGATTAACGTGACCGGGGTTTCCGACCACGTCTGACAAACGGTCAATAAAAACTGATCCAGGAGTCGAGATATTAGCTACAGAAGGGATCCCATTAGTGGTATGAACCACAACGGTATTAACTTCCTTATCTAATCTGTCACGATTTCTAGTTCTGTTTATGTCAGCCATTTGAATACCTTTAATATAAGAAACCAGAAGCTAAGCGTATCAAGAAGTCAATTATTAGAAGTAAAATCTTTATCACCTCCAACCAATCAACACTTAACACACAAGCCTCCAATAAAACGATAGTTTTTTGGTTCCGAACCCACTCACGTG